CCTGTGGTGGCATCGGTGGCATACCTTGTGGCATTTGTTCCATTTCCTCAGGTCCTGAATCTTGTTCAGGTTGAGGAGGGGGTAATGGTGACATAAACATTGAAGGTTGCTTAACACCAAAACCGTATTGCAGAACATATTGAGCAAGTTTTTGTAGATCAATAATTCCACTTTGGATAAACGGTGCCATGGCATCCATGATCTGCATTGCGGACTGTCTACGGAAAGACTCGTTAGTTGGCTGTGTTGAACCACCCTCAACTTCAAAGTCAAACTCACCTGAAATGTAGTCACGGTCAAACTTGACCCATGCTTTCTTTTCACCTGATCCAACTACACGAATGGCTTGCTCACCAGTCAAGTACTGTTGAGCCAGCATTACCAACCTGCGACCACAGTCAGCAATGGTGCGTTCAATAGCGGCAAGTTTGTCTGATGCTCTAGCATTTGCGGCATCTTGCACAATCCCCGCTTCTGTGGCCGTACGACGAATCTCTGGCAATGCTCCACGCATGTATTCGGATACACCAGATATTTGGTTGATGTCATTTGAGATCAGTTCGGATTGGTTGTAGAACTCTGGAGGACTAACAACTGCTGGCATTGGGATGACAGCGTTGTTCAGTCCATCTTCTGAGATTACCGGTACAAGTACGTTGTCTTCATCTGATTCGAGTGCTGCACGACCATCAGCATCAAAGGCTGCTTCACGGTACAACCATTTACGTGAGAATCGCTTTCGGTGATTCATCATCTGTGTACGTGTTTGATTGAGTTCCATTTGCAATGGTTCAATCGCTTCCAATTCACCCATTGGATAGAAATGATCTGGAATGTCGTAGTTGCGTAGCATTACAAATGGATGACCAAATGCAAATGGAATCTTTGTTGGTGCAATCAAGAACTTGTCGCCACCATCACAAAACACTGAAATAGTGTCACGATCAATGTCGTAGTATTCCCAGATCTCAACATATGAGTCGTCCGGGTTATCTCCACGTCGTGGTCGTAGACTTCCACGCCATTCATCTACGCTCCACTTTGAGTAGTGGGATGGTGCTGCTTCGTTGCGAGCAGTTGCGTTATAACGCTTATCCTTTTTGACATCTTTCAATGGACGACGGATGCGTTGTGCAATCCAACGAACATCAGACATTGATGTTGCATCTGCATCAACAAAAACATCAAACGGTGAGATGCGTTCCACAAATGGTCGGTCTTCGGTGATGATTAATTCTGATTCAGTTATTGATTCAGAAGTAGCAAGATCATCTGCTGTGTCGTAGTCATCTACACCCTTTTCAACAAAACGATAACCAGTCTTCAACCAACCATGACCAACGATTAGCATGTCCTTTACAGAACGGCGAAACTCACGTTGGCATTCAAAGTGCCTCCACCAATAGTTCACAATTTCTTCTGTGATGATTGCTTTTGGTGCGTCTTCCACATTTTTTGCATTAACAACAATTTTTGGATAGTTAACAGAAACGCTTGGTGCAATTACGTTGATTGTTGCAAATGCCATGTTGACAAGCAAACGATCTTCTGGCATTTGTGTTTTGTAATGCTTGCCACGATACATGTCAACCATGCGACCCCAAAGGTCGTCGTATCGTTCCTCACGACGCCAACGTCGTGATTGCTCTATCTTGCCACGATATTTGGTAATAAGTTCTTGATTAGAAATTCGTGCCATTATTTGTCCTCTTGTCCTTCATGCCAACCAATATGGTTGTCAAGTCTGCTACCAATTTTGTCAACTTTAGTGCCAATCATTTTGAGGAGGATTCGTCCCTCAGCATGTTGCTCCGTATTTTCTTTACGCAACTTCTGCAGAATGACAACGAGGGGACCGGATATGATTGCGACAACAATCGGTACCCATACCACCTCCATCTCAAATCCAACGGCTTCCAACAGGCTCGGCATTAATGCCTGCCTCTTTGGCTACACGAACTTGTTCATCAGCCCGTTCTTTAACGGTTGGTCCATGGAAGTCTTCTTGACCATAAGTGAATCCAAGACGGACTGATTTGATATGGCATTTAAAGCAAATTGAACCACGACGTGGTAGTTCTGCATCCATAAATGTCGATAAACACTCTAAACAGCGGAATTCTTTCATAACTATATGCCTGTTTCGTTACTCACGGGAATTATATGCACCAATTGGTGTTTCTTTTTCCACTTCTGCTTTCAAAATAAACTTTTCCCACCATCCAAATGTGTTTTTGACCGGAGATGAATCATGCCTATATTCAGGTAACCAGACATATTTGAGCATCTGGTTTGTTATGGCTAAAGACATTACACGGTCATCATGAGGACTGCCGTGCATCTTACCGTTGGCTTCACGCACAAAAGTCCTCAACTCTGCAATTGTCTTGTGGTCGTAAAGCAGTATTGCCTGGTCTCTAATTGCTGCGTTGAGTTCGTCAATAGCCAATGGCTTGGAAACCGAAGTCGTTCTCCAACCCATTGTCTCTGTAATGGTTGGGGTTCTTTGACCCAACTTTCTGGATCTGTAAATATTTTTGTATCCAGTTCTTTGCAATCCTTTGATTGTCGTCAAACCATGGTTGTTTGACTCAATCCCAATCAACGCATAGTTGTAAAAGAATCCAATAGCATGAAGTATGTCTTCACCAAATAGGTCTGCGTCCACATGTCCGTGCCAGTGGGCAACCATCAGACCAGTGCTTGCAGATATGACGTGGGCTGACGAATAGTCTCCATGTCCTAATCCTTCTGCAACGTCTGCACCAACCACATAGGTTTCGCCAATATCTGGAAACTCATATATTGCAAATTCTCCACCGTTTTCAACAAAGGAATAAACATTCTTACCTTGACCTTTGTGGAGGTAACCACGTTCTGGTTCGATTGGTTCAATCTCTCTTAATGATTCAAGATCAAATACTGGACGACCTGAACGGATAAATGCTTCTTCTGGATCTGAAGGATATTCCTGTGCTAACTGCCAGTCAGGTAGGTCACGCTTCTTGGCTTCATACCAGTCTTCATCACGGTCTCCAGCAGACCATGGAAAGAAGATTCCAGTAAACCTATTTGTTCCAGTTTGAGATCCAACCCAAAGTTGATGAAATATGTTTCCTTCACCATTGGCTGTACTCAAACAAATAACACGACCACCTACGTCGGCAATAGGTTCGATTGAAGCCCAGGCTTCTTCGGGGTTTGGCAAGAACGCCATTTCATCAATGATTACTCGGTATACGGATTCACCACGAGCAGGGTCATTGCCTGAAGGCAAGGACTCAATTGATGAGTCATTAGCAAACACCATCTTTAGTTGGTTGTCAGATAATAGATCTGGTCCACGCTGACGCATCCATGCCGGCATCATCTTGTATCCGTATTTTGTTTTCTGCAACAACTTTGATGCTTCACGTTCCGTGCGTGAAAGCATGACCGTAAAACGGTCAGGCCAAAAGAATGTTTCCCAGAATGTAAATGCAGCAGCCAGAGTGGAGAATCCAATCTGTCGTGCTTTCAGCACAATGCTGTAACGGGAATCTATCCAGGTCCGTACAGTTTCTTGTTGTGCTTCACGAAGATCAAACTTGATACGACCCCGCTCAGGATGTCGAATCATCCAATGAGTCGAACAAAAGTGTGAAAATGCAACCACAAGTTCTTCTGTGGTCGCACCTTCACTACCTTTGCATTTCCTCCACTCCTTCTCGTTGAGAAGGTCAGTGAGTTCCATTATGCCTTCTTAGCGGCTACTTTCTTGGCTGCAATCTTTTTAGGGCTTGCACCAAATGCTGCATCAATTTCATCTTTGGTGAGAACACCATCAATGCTTGCCTTGGCAAGACCTTCTGCAACCTTAAAGATGGAAACTGCGCCAGCAATCAAAGCCGACTTCCATACTTCCAAGTCAGGAGCGATTACTGCAGCACCAGTCACCACGCCGAGGGCGTTGGTGAGGAAAAGTGCAACAATTCTGCCTGCAATATCTTTTGCCTTATTCATTGTTCTCCTTGAACATTACGCCGAGTAAATGGATTATCACGGCTATTACGGTGATTCCCCAACCCAAAACCTTGGTTTGACCAGACAACGTGATAAGCACCATACCGGTACCAGCAAGTGTCCAAGTCAAAGCATGGATTTCAGAAAGGAGTTTCTTCACGCTAATAGCCCCGTTCGTTACCGCCTACGTTGGCTTGCAGCCACCGTGGCAGTTCCTGCGGCCACAGCAATGAGAGTACGGCGAGTGTCTACTGGTACGGCAGAACCCAATGGAACATAGTCGCCAAAGTCATCAGAGAAAATGTCAATGGTTTCTTCGAATGCCTGTCGCACCTCTAATGGTGCGGACTGGACAGCCTCTGTGACCGCAGTCTTTTCCTCTTCACCCAGTTCTGCCACATCTAAGGACTCAAAGATTTCCACAGCCTGCTGTGGGCTAATAACTGAAAGCACCTCTGGGCTGGTCGCCAAAGCGACAGCCTGCTCGGCAGACGGTAATTCTTCCTGTTCCAGAATCTGGTCAACAACTTGCTCTACTTGTTCTGGACTTAGTTCCTCTAATGCGGAAACAAGTTCTTCTGTTGTTGTGGCTTCAGCAATCAGGGCAGTTACTTCTTCTTCTGCCAATGGCTCTAAATCTGGCTCCAAATCTGGCTCTACCGTTGTGGTAGTTTCTTCAGGTGCTTCAGATGTTGTGGTCACTTCCTCAGTTGTTGTGGTCTCTTCTTCAACTGTCGTGGTTGTTTCTTCTGGAAGCGTCACCTCTGGAATGGGTTCCTCTTCTAC